CACCGCCAGAAAGAGTTACGGTTAAGTTTGCTGCGTTGGTATATCCAGTACCACCCACAACAAGGCTTACTGATCCCACTGTGCTTCCACCAGATACCAAGGCTGCTGTAGCGTTAGCTTGTACACCGCCTACTTGGTCTGGTCCTGAAATCACCACATTGGGTGCTGTTGTGTAGCCCGATCCTGGGTTTGTGACAGCAATAACACCTACTGCGCCAATCGCTACAGTATTGTTACCATCCCAAGAAAACATACCCTTGTTGGCATCAATTACCAACATTCTGTCGTTGTACCACTGGGTAGCTTGTATTCCTGAGTTACTAAATGTGCCAGCTACAGCCACATTACCGAAACTGTTGTCTTGAATACGGTAGTATTGCGCTGCACCATTAGATAAAAATGCAATTACATAGTCATTTAAGCCTATGTTCATGGATGTTAATTCAGTAACCGTGCCAGCAAAAGTAACAGTAGAGTTACCAATTTTGACTGCATCGCTATTAGGCACAACTACTAAGTTAGCATAGCCTACAGGTTGAGCGTTTTCCACCCAACTAAACTCAGTTTCATCAATAGCAGTGCGGTTCGCTTTAGTGTTAAGCCCTTTAAATTGCTTAACAACTTGGTACGATTTTTTCTGTTCCGCAGCAGCCATGTCTTAATATGGACTTGAGTAAACGCTAGGCACTCTACGGGTAAATACCGTATTGAGTACTGATTGAGCGTGTTTGTTGTATTCCTGCTTAAAGATCTCTGCTTCACCAAAGCTCTGTTCGTAATATTTAGCCAGATAAGCTGCATAAAACTGAACAGGGGTGTAGTAAGGATCAACAATGGTGTCTGTTACCCCAGAATTTTGCAAAGTCAAAGCGTTAGGCAATACCACGCAGTCAATCTCTAATTGATAGACTTGATCGGGTACTGGTCCTATGTAAATTTGTCCTTGACCGTAAATACTGAAGCAAAGTGGTCTGCCAATGTAGTTTTGCCAAAAACGCAATCTAGCGTTAAAGTCTGACCAAGGCAAATAATCAAGCGGTACACGAGTATTACCCCAGTACAGGTTGATGTTAATAATATCTAGCACTGTATTGCCAGTAGAAGGCGATAGTGGGCTTGTGCCTACTAAATTACTGAGTGCTGCATACGAAATATTCTCCGCATTACCAACATATTGCAAGGTAGCTGTACCGTCTGCAAAGGGTGTGCTTGGAGGATAGTTGTTGTAATTGTTTTGTGTTGCTTGGGGGTATGGAGGAGCAGAAGATCCTGATGTACCAGCAGTAATGTATTGATAAGTATAGATATTGCTAAACACAAATTGGTTAGCAGTAACTGTAGTGTTTGCTGTCCATTGTGTTGGATAAGCAGGTGATGCGCTATTCTTTGTAGCTGTAGGTGCGACCTGACAAGGTACTTGCGTAACGATTACCTCACGCAAAGCGCCTGTATCTCGTACTGTTCGCTCCCGTGCTTCGTTAATGTAATCAGTTAACTGTTGGTCAGTGTAAAAGTTTCCATTAGCATCGTGGAGCAATCTACGAACTTGGGTAATGTAGCTCGATAAGGTTGCCATTTACGATCCATAATTCATGCTACCGCCTGTAGGACTTTTCCCCCTGCCTTCTTTGCAGTCGGCAAGGGTACTCTTTCCACCAACGGGGATAACGATTGGTTCTTTTTGGGTGCTTCGGTGGAGAACTCCCACTGAGAAAGGATTTCTAAACCCTTTTCCAAGTCATTACGGGAGATCACCCATCCTAGCCTTGCCAAATACGGTTCTTTGTCATCATCTCCGTAACCGAATACATGACGAGCTACATTTAGGGGAATCTCTACAGTTTCACCCTTTTTAAACTCATAAAAGACACCACCATAACCATCGGTGAGCTTTTTATCAGAATTGTTAGTTACGAAGATAGTTGACATATTAGAAACTCACTACATCGCCATATACGGCAATGGTTGCAGTGTTAGCGACATTACCGCTACCAGTGTTCACATTGACATACAGAGCTTGGGTTGTAAAACCAGTAATAGCAGAACTGCTGTTATACGGACTTGCAATAGTCAAGTCTTGGTATGTACCAGGACCTGTCAAGTTGCTAAGTGTTGTATTTGCTACTACAGCGTTAGAAATGTTACCGTCAGAGCTAGTAGTTACAGAAATAATCACATTCGAGATATTCCCGATTGGATTGTTTAAAGTAATTCTACGAACAATAACGCCACCAGAACCAACGGTTGCATTAGCATTAGTTAAGCCACCACCTAACAACGGCAGGGTGATACCAGTAACGGTAGCGTTTCCTGTCGTGTTAAGTGCTGTAGCTTGCTTAACAGCAATACGACCATTCCCGAATGAATCAAGGTAATACTGTGATACTGAATCAGGATTAGCCATTTATTGCTCCTTAGCTTGCGTTAAAAGTGCCAGAAACAGCTTGTCCACCGTTCACAGTTGCCAATGTAATTGTGCTGTTTGTAGTTGCGTTAGCAGCCACATTCACACCATCGGAAACGAGGAATGTTGAACCAGAGTTGTTTGCTAATACAGTTGTCCAAGTTGCAGCATTGGTAGTTGTGTTATACGCAGACACAGCAGAGATGCTCACATTGGTGTTTGGAAACAGAATGTAAGAACCTGCTGGAATGACTGTACCAGGAGAGGTAACGGTCAAGGTAGTTAACTGCCAATACGCACCAGGGGTGTTCGTATTAGTACTGGTGATTAGGATTTTATTTAAACCGAGTGACATGGTATTTGCTCCTTATAAAGAAATAGAGTTATAACCCTGCACTCTGGTCATTGACTTAGGCTTGGTGCTTACTAATTCAGCAATCATCAAGACAGCGCCAACATAACCAATCTGCCAGTTAGGTAAGGTGGATTCAAAACCAGTAAATACGAATGAACCTTGATCGTGGATATACAAGCTCATGTAGTTACTGTTAATGAAATACAAAGTACCTTCTGGGCAGTAAGGATCTGGGTAAATAGGCACGCCAGCGACCATCAAAGCACGGAAAGCTGCTTGAGGACCGTTGGAATCGCCATCAAAGCCATGTCCAGGGGTAATTACATATTGCTCTTGACCAACATAGTCTTGAGCGAGGAGTGTCCAAGTACCGAATCCGCAAACACCAAAAGTAGGTACTTCAGCACCTTTCTTAACTGTTCCAGAAATGTATTGGAGTACATTTTGACGAGTTGGGTTTACTGAACCAGCATTGTAAACCTTAGACTGCCACCATGAGTAGGTAGAACGGTTGATGTTACCGTAAGTCTGTAGGTTTGTACCATCATCAATAGCACCTGGCAGTCCAATGAACTGTTGAGTGTTAGTGTAGTTGTTGTACAAAGCGGTTGCCATCGCATCCATCATCACATTGGTTGCGTCATTCATACGGGCTTCAATCAATGGAATGATTGCGTAGTCCTGCTGAACAGCACCTTCCATACCGAGGAACGGTACAGGAGCGATCATGAGCTTCAGGTTAAATTCAGCGTTAAATGCACCTTGCTGAACTGCTGGCTGGTTAAATGAACCAGAGTAGTCAGACCACTGTGCGTTAACAAACTGAGCGCCTTGAACTGGCACGGTTACTTGGGATACACCGCCTGAAGCCTGTTGACTGTTAGCAATCAACGCAGCCATCAAGGGCGTACTGTTATACAACTGTACGACCAGCTTGGGGATAAACGCTCTACGAGTTACATAGGTAAGCTCGTTATACTGCGATGATCCTGACGCTGGAACTATTCCGCCACCTATTGGCATAATAATTCTCCATTAAAAGTAAATATCCCCTATTTACTGCTGTTTAAATACCAATTGGTCGAGTGTTCTTGCGTAGCTCGCCCAACGCTTTTGCTGCTTCATCCCTTGCGCCCATCTGTGGGTTCTTCCAGTATTTTGATAGGTCAAACTTGCTGATAGCACTTGGGTTATATCCCATTGCCGAATTGGAAGTAGGAGTTGCTGCTTGTTTCATCCAATCGAAGTACTCTGCTGCTGTTTCATGGTTGGTCATGCCTTTTTCAAGCATTACTTTTTCAATCTCAGCAATTTCTTCTTCAGTGCGATTTAATTTCGCTCTGCGTTTTTCGAGTTCTTCTTTGGCATCTCGCTCACGCAATTGAGCTTCCAGTTTCATTACTCGTTCTTCAGCAGAGGAGATTTTCTTCTCTGTGTAGTCCTCGATTTCTAATTCTGGAATAGACAATTCAGGCTTAACCTGTTTTGTCATGCGTAAAAACTGCTTGCGTGTTTGTGGATTGTCAGCCAATTGTTTAGCTAACAAAGCCAGTTCATCACGCTGTTCAAAAGATAGATCTTCTAAGCTCATAATTTATCCCCTTTCGAGATTAGATAACTTTCTTGGTGTCACCAGGATGTGACATAGACATCATGTTTTTGTAGCCAGCTTTAGGAGCAGCAGACAAGCCACCAAACTCTGAGAAGCGTGGAGTATTGATAACTTGACCGTTTTTCTGATTGTTGTCAGTTGGTCTGCGTGGTAAAGCAGCGCCACGAGGTTTAAAGAGTTCCATAATGATTCCTTACATTTGTGGAGTTGCGGAAGGTGCGCCACCTGGTAAACCGCCACCTGTAGGTGGAGGAGGTACTGGAGTGGACATACCTGGGATTGTTGGTGCTTGTGCCATTGCTTTGCCTTCAGCCGTTGCACCGCCAGCTTGGGGTAATGTTTGCAACATCTGCATAATCTCAGTAGGTTGCAATTCGTTGGTCTTGGATTTTTTAGGTCCAATTACTTTGTTAATTACACCGATGGCGTTCAAAATAGAACGACCTTCTTCAGAATCTGATCCTACGGCTGGCAGAGCTTGTTCTAACAAGTCTTGCGCCATAGATAAGTTAATCATGGCTGCTTCACGGTTACCCATCTTGGGTTCTGGGGTACTCATTGGAGATCCCATTGGAGCAGCGGAGTTTTCAGACATTCCTGTAGGAACTTCAGGAGCTTGGGGTACACCAGTAGGGGTTGCACTATCCCGTTGGGATTTAATCATTTGCATTAACTGGTCTGAAGGTACGCCCATAATTTTTTCCTATTAAGTTTTCAGTAATCGTAATCTTAAACTATCAATTGTCAAGTGGGGGGATATATTTTGCTTCCCTCCCCCCAGGGAGGGTATTCGGTCTGCCCGAAGTAACCATCAGAGGGTTTTAGCCCTCGTAGGATTACTTGCGTGCTTTACGACCTTTGCGCTTAGTGCGTGCCATGTGATTTCTCCTAATAGCAAGACGGTCACCTATTTATAAGGGAAGGCAGCCACACCCTTTCTCCCGTGAAGGAAACTAATTAACGCTTAGACTTGCGTGACTTTTTATGTGCTTTGCGGTACATATTCATCTCCTAATTAACTATCCCCTGATTGCCCTGCCGTAATTCCGAGTTTTAGGACTACGATCAAAACTCTGAACACCTTGTACACGATACTGCAAATTCGGTCCTTTTTCACCACGCTTCAAAGATTCAGTGGTTACTCTTGGCTGATCCGCTTTTGGTTGTACATTACCTTGTGCCATTATTCTGCTCCATGCTCTTTCTTAGAGTGCTTCTCTTTAGGCGCTTGTGCGGGTGGATGAGGTTGTGATGCTTGTTTTTCTTCCATCTTTTTCAAACGCTGTTTTAGCAATTGTTTACCTGGAGCTTCTACCATGTCAAGCAAAGATTCTTTATCAATTGCGCCAGCTTTAAATAAGTTAAATGCTAATTGCTTTGTATCTTCAGTAAAGATTGGGCTGTTAGAGTGAGCATCCACTTTAACCACAAAATCGTTAGTAAATTGCTCTGCAATAAACGGCACATCTTCAGTATCTCTGTAATGCGTTGGATCGTACTGTTGCATGAGCTTGAGATATAAGGTTGCGACCTTTTCTAAGCTATCTTCCACAATCAAAGCCCGTTTTTTAGCTCTTGAGCTACCTAATCTGGCTAATTGGCTTGCATGACCAGCAGAACGAACCCCTGCTTCGCCTTTTCCTTGCAATACATTACCAATACCTGATACTTCCTCAAACATGGCACTGATCTCATGGATTACTTCAAATAAATCAGGTGGCATCTGTGGTGCTAGACGCTCTGCCTTAGCATTAGGCATATCAGAGCTTAATAAACCGCCTGGGCGATTTAATGCAAAGTTTTTCTCATCCAAAATGCCAGAAAAGCCAGTTAACGCTGTTGGAGGGCTAACTTGTTTAGATAACAGATCCAAAATCTCTACCCAACGGACATTGAGCAATACTTGAAGTTGCATCAGCTTTTGAACTTCGGATGCACCCCAGAAGTAGTTTGGCAATGGGTTAGGACAGATCTGTACAAAAGGACATTCACCCTTGAGGAATAAGGATGCGCCTGGTCTGTCGTAAATAATGACATTAGGCGCTGCGGTAGTAACTACTTGGTAGTCTTGGGTTTCATCATTCCATACCCATAGTTCAGTCATCTCAACGGTATCTTCACCGACTTGAGGTTTGTAACGGTTTACGCCATACAGATCAAGGTTGATGTTGCCGTAAATAGTTGGATTGGTTTGTGACATCACAATCCGATTGACGGCTTCAGGAATCTCCGATTCAGATACCCGTGTGCCTGTCGTAATGCGTTTTACGATCTCATCACGCTTTGGATGTGAATACAGACGGGCATATAGTTCACTTTTAGTGATGTAGTAGGTTTGAACAAGGGCTTCTTGCCTGTCTGTATAAGAAATATCTTCACGCAACACCCCAATAGAATCAGGTTCAATCAGGTATGGGTTAATACCGTTGTTGTAAACGAGCTTAACAAAAGTGGTGTTGTAGCACAGCGCCCATGTCAAAGCAGTCGAGAAAACCTGGTCTGCATTGGAGTTCAGCCACTCATCGTTGAGGGCTTGGGTTAAGCGTGGTGTCTTGCGTTGCTCTGCATCATTAACAGATGCGCCTAATTGAATAGAAAACCGTGTGGTTTCAGAGCTGTAAAGAAAACTGGTTAACTGATCTAAGTGAGGATTGATCTTGTTGAAATACGCTGGTGGTTCTTCAGGACCTGCGCCAAACAAATAATAAGCCCGCTGAGTGGTGTAATCACCTTTGCGGGCTTCTTTCGATACCGAACATTTTGCAATGAGATCTAAATAAAAATCTTCTCTATCTTCAGGTGAATTAGGTATTCTCATCGCTTAATCTGTAAGTTATCAGGATCTCTCATTGTAGAGCTTGGATCAATTGTAGGTCCTTTTATAACTCCAGCTTGTTGCGGTGTCAAGCCTACTTGCTCATCTCTCACAGGTTTAATTGCACCACCTCTGAGAAGGGATTGCATATTCAATCCTTGGAAGCCTTGCGAACCACCTCCCCAGATAGCAGCATCGCCTGGGCGGGCTTCTTTGGGCGCTTCGGGTTGCGGGATAGGTTTTCTGGAGAGCTTGTCTTTGTCAACGCCTTTTTTGCGGGTTGCGTACTTTTCGGCTTCTGCGTATTCTTTTTCGGTGAACTTGTTTTTCTTGGTGAGGAAGCCTTCTTGGTGTTCGCCTTCACGGGTGGTTTTGATGTCTGACATTCCGAACTCGATTGCGAGTTGTTTTGTGGACTTGTCCGTGAACTTGGTTTTGTTGCTGATAAGGTTAGGAGCTTGCAAAAATACGACCATAACTTCTTCATGACAATCCTTCATTGGACATTGTGGTTTACGGGATTCAAAATACCCATGCTTCGGACATTTGTAATCATTTACTACTGCCATTGTTATCTCCCCTTCAATTGCTCGTCAAGTGTTAAATCTGAATAATCATACTTTGGTTTAATACCCATGTTAATCTTAATCTCACCATTAACCAATGTCAATTTAGATGATTTTTGCAACACAGGCTTTGCTTCTTTGCGATATTGAACGAATAAAGTTCGATCACGGTTCTGCATGATGGCTACTTCACCCCGAATCCACTCTTGATAGGCTTTAGATACCCGTCTTTGCACATATTCCGTCATGGGTTCGCTTTCATTGATAAAAACATCCCGAATATGGGCTACAGACAATCCAGCCAAGTCAGCAAAGAGTGGAATACTGATACCACGCTCTTTATCCTTTAAAAACCGTTTAATGATGCGTCTTAGCTCTGATCTAGGATGGATTTCCAGTTGAGTTGCCATATACGCCTATTCTTTTAAGGTAATCCGATACATTACGCCCTACTGTAAGCTGTTCAGGGGTAAAGTCATCCTGGACACGGGATACTTTGCGGGTTAGCTTCTGGGCTATTAGCCTTGGTTGCACTTGTTCAGCATACGCAGCGCAAGCTAGGGCAGTAGCAATTACCCGATCATCCTTGTTGCGACCTGACGCTTCGATAGAGCTACCATCACGGATAGTGGTTTTCATCTCCTCAATGGTGTCCATATCCCAGATGTCTAACATCCCACGCTCAAAATAATCCTTCATGTAAGTCAGCATCCGCTCTTTAGTCGCTGCGGTAGTCATCCAGCCAATCGAGTTAGATAACCCACCAATGGTGTCATTTCTGCGCCAGATGTAGTTTTGCATATTGCCGTACACATCCATGAGGTCTTTACCCAATGCTGTACCCATTGCAGCAGCCTGACGCTTGAGATTACGCAGTTCATTGATGACCGCTTGACCTGGACCATTGATCTCCAAGTTCAATGTGGAGTTTTTGTAAGCACCAGCTAGGTGGGCAATCA